GGGTGGTTCAAGTCCACTCTGGCCTGCCGGACAAAGCAGTCCACCCCGAACCGTAATCGGGGCTACACGGAAGATTAGTGTAACGGCTAACACAGCGGTCTAGAAAACCGACATGGAGGTCAGTGATGGTCTCTTGGGGGTTCGAGTCCTCCATCTTCCGCCAGCCGCGGAAAGCCTGCAAGGAACCGGCGCGGGCCGCATCGCTTGACGATAAGGGTTAGGGCGATTCGTGGGTACAGCTGACCACGGAGTTCTTAGGGGAGCAGAACAGAAATGCACCCCGATACGGAACAGTAAGCATAACAGGTACTGCGGCGGATTGCTAATCCGTTCCATGCTACATAGGGTGGTGTCGGTTCAAGTCCGGCCTGTTCCGCCAACCTCTACGCAGGAGGAGAAAATGGAAGTAAACAAAAACGGTTTTCTGATTTGCCCGAAGTGCAGAAAGAAAACCAATACCAAGGTTCTGCCACAAACAGAACTGAAAGATTTCCCGCTGTACTGCAACCGGTGCCGGGAAGAGTTCAAAATCAATCATAACCTTGCCAGAGCTTAGAGCCAGAGCAGCGTCCGAAAGGTCGCGTGCCCTGGCTCTTTTTTGTTTTACCGGAAGGAGGAACCGATGGCAGAGAAAACCCCAGAGGGAAAAAATATCATCACTGTCGATCTCGGCTTTCCTAACTCCGAACCACAGTGGCGCTTCTTCCTGTCCACGGTGAAATACACCTGTTACGGCGGAGCCCGAGGCGGCGGCAAGTCCTGGGCCATCATCCGAAAGGCCCTTTTGCTGGCTCTGTACTATGCAGGGATCCAGATCCTTGTTGTGCGCCGTGAGTATGACCAGTTGGAAAACCCCATTATCCAACCCATGCTCAAGCTCCTGCAGCCGGGCATGTTCACCTACAACAAGACGGAGCATCTTTTAACCCTTATCAACGGCAGCAAGATCAAATTCTCTAATATGCCGGACTACTCCTCAACCGTTGAAGGTAAGTTCCAGGGCAACAACTGGGACATCCTGTTCATCGACGAGGCTACGCAGTTCCTGGAATCTGAATTTCGTGGTCTGGCGGCGATCATCCGTGGTGACAACGGCCTGCCCAAGCGCATCTATCTGTCCTGTAACCCCGGCGGCGTGGGTCACTTTTGGGTTAAACGCCTGTTTGTAGATCGGGATTTCCGAGGCACAGAGAACCCTGACGATTATGTTTTTATTCCCGCCACCGTTGATGATAACAAGAACATCAACAAGGACTACATAGACCAGCTGGATTTGCTTCCCGAGGATATTCGCCGGGCACACCGCTTCGGCGACTGGAATGCCCTTTCTGGTGTCTACTTCGAGGAGTTCACCGACGGCATCCACACGTGCAAACCTTTCCCTCTGAAGCCTCACTGGCGGCGGTACCGGGCTATGGACTATGGCCTTGACTGCCATTTCTGCATTTGGGTTGCTGTGGACGAGGCTGGACGTTGTTATGTCTACCGCCAGTTCCAACAATCCGACCAGATTGTGTCCGAAGCCGCAAAAATACAGCTAAGTTTGACCCGACCAGACGAAAACATCAATTACACCATTGCGCCACCTGATCTTTGGGCCAGAAACCGAGAAAACGGAAAATCTCAGGCCAACACATTCATGGAATACGGCGTGACCCTATACAAAGCGGACAATAACCGCAAACAGGGCTGGTATGCACTGAAGGAATTGCTCAAGATCCGGGAGGATGGCAAGCCGGGCCTGATTATCTTCGACACGTGTGGGTCTCTGATCGACAGCCTCAAATGCCTCCAGCACGACAAAACAGACCCGAACGATGTTGCCAAGCAGCCCCACGAAATCACCCACGGCCCTGATGCACTGCGTTATTTCGCCCAGACCTACACCCTTCCTGCGGAAAAAGAAGAAGAACCGGAGGAATGGGAGGATGATGAGGACAAGACTATGGATTACCGAACGATGATGTGCGGTACAGGTCTTTCCCGCAGCTACATCTTTGCATAAGAAATTTACGCCCTACCATAGGCGCGAATATACGGCCTACCATAGCCGAAGAAAAATTGGAGGATATCTCAAATGATGAACAGCGATGAAATTTTTGACTCTGTTGAAGACATTTTCGACTTTGATGTCGATGACGGCTACCAGACCGATACCGACGATGTCGTCGAGGATGATGCAGCAGAATCCGAAACCACGGCAGAAGCTACCGATGACGATGCAGAGGAAAGTGATCAGGAGCCGCAGGGCGAGTCTGATGACGCCGATGCGGATGATGATGAACATGCTGGTGAGTCTGAGAAAAACGGCGCAGAAGACAAGGAAAAGTCTGCTGACGGTGCCGACTCTGAACAGGTGTTCACTCTCAAAGTCAACAAAGAGGAGCGCAAGGTCACTCTTGAGGAAATGACCACCCTGGCACAGAAAGGCGCTGACTATGATCGTGTTAAAAGTCAGCTGGAAACTTCCCGACAGAACGAGCAGGCATTACAGGTAAAGCTGAACGAAAACAGCGGCATCTTGGATGTCCTTACCCTTATTTCTGAGCAGACCAAGACCCCGATGGACAAGCTGGTGGATCAGCTGTACGTCAACCTCCAGAAGGGAAATGGCAAGAGTGAAACAGAAGCGCGGCAGGACCTGGAGAACGCCCGGCTCCGAAAAGAAAACAATGCACTGAAGACGAAGCAACAGGAAGAGAAGGCGGAGGCTGAAAACATCGCAGCCCGCGCCCAACGTGATATTGCTGAGTTCCGGAAGCATTTCCCGGACGTGCACCTTACCCAGGAGCTTTGCGACAAGCTGACTCCGGATATCCAGGCAGGTATGTCCCTGACCAATGCATACCTCAAGATGGAAAATGCACAGCTGAAAGCAGAAGCTGAACAGCGCAAACAGCAGGAAGCCGCTGCTTCTCAGAACAAGAAAAATCGCTCCAGAACTCCCGGCAGTATGCGCGATTCTGGCGGTGGCAGAACCACTGACCTCGCTGACATCTTCGAAAAGGAACTTTTTAAGTAACTACAGGAGGAAAAATTAAATGGCAGAAACTATCCACCATGGCGAAAAGTTCAGAACCAAACTGGCTAAGTATTTCGCTCATAAGAGCGTGACCGACCACGCTTTTAACCACGATATTGATGCAGAGTTTAGCGGTTCCGATACCGTACATGTATATGAAGTCGCCACCACTCCCATCAACCAGTATGACAAGACTGTTGACCCTTCCAAGGGCAGCAGATTCGGCCCTGTGACTGATGTCGGTGACTACCAGTACACCTTCAAGATGACCCAGGACGATTCTCTCGACCGGATTGTCGATAAGAGCAACAACAACATGCAGTTCCTGATCAAGACTGCCGCCAAAGTCATGAAGGCCTACACCGATAAGGAGATTCGTCCTCGTAAGGACAAGTACCGCCTGAAGAAGTGGGCTCAGGAAGCAGGTATCCACTTTGAGCTGGATGCCGAGCCTACCAAGACCACGATCCTGGAGAACATCATCGACCTGCACAGTATGATGATCGACGAGGGTGTCCCCGAGGATGTGGGTACCCTGTTCATTCCCCGGAAGTACGTAAAGGCTCTGAAACTGGCTCCCGAATGGACTGGTCTGGATGAGTTGGGCGGCAAGACCCTGCCCAAGGGCGCTCTTAAGGGAACCTATGACGGTCTGGTTGTTCAACCCATCCCTAACCGATACGCTCCCGAGGGCTTCTACTTCTCCATCTTCATTAAGGAGTCCATCATCTCTCCCGAGAAGATCAACACCTTCCGTACCATCACCGATTCCGAGAATTTCGATGGTGACCGGATGCAGTACCACTGCAAGTATGATGCCTTCGTCATTCCCTCCCAGGCTGCCGGTGCTGCTGTTGCATGCGCCACGGGTACGGTAACCGCAACTCCCACCGTTGCGATTGCTGGCGGCAAGGCAACCGTTACCTCTACCGAAGGTGTTGTTTACTACACCCTGGACGGCTCTGATCCTCGCTATCAGTCTGCGGATGCAAAGGTCTACAGCTCTGCAGTGACTGTTGTTGTCGGTGATACCTTCCGCTGCTGTGCGAAGGCTGAGGGCAAATACGCCAGCGCTGCGACCTACGACTATATTTCCGAATGATCTACATAAAGGCCGGGTAACCCCGGCCTTTTCCCTAAAAGGAGTGACGATATGGAGATTATCACCATGATATTAAGCGGCCTTGCGCTTTTGGCTGCGATTTTGTGTTTGATCCTGATTCTTCAGGAGAAAAAGCGCAACCAAAAGCGGAATACCGCTCTGACCGATTTTATCCATACGGAAATCTTCGTAGCGGAAAAATCAATTTTGGCTAAAATCAATGAGTGGCGAAAGGATATCGAGGTGGAACAAACCAAAAACCTTGAGCATGCCAAGGGGATTATGGATATTTTGCAGCCACTTTCTACGGTGTTGAATTCTGTTGCTTGTGCTGTCAGTGATTACAGGGATAGAATTGAAAACCTTGAAAAAGGAATTGTCCCGGATTACGAAGAGGCTCTAGCGGCCAAAGATGCTGTAGACAATTTCAACAGGGGCCTTTCTAGTATTTTGGGATTCGATCCTCTGGAAGCCGCCAAGAAGAGTCGGCAGGAAAGAACGATTGGCGGGAGGGTTGAATAATGGCTCGAAAGCAGAAAATTCCAACCTGCGAAGATATCCTCAAAAAATACGGCAAATGTTTTGACTTCAATCAGCAAATTGGTCTGTATGACCAGGTGAAGGTCAATGAAGATTTCTTCATTGGAAATCAGTGGGAGGGTGTACAGAGCAACGGCTTGCCCACTCCTACATACAACATGTTTAAGCGCGTTATCAACTTCCAGGTATCCACCATCACCTCCGACAATATGGCAATTCGGGTAACAGGAATGCCCTCCACCTCCGGATATAAGGAGAAAGAGCTGGAGCAAATCTGCGAGATCGTCAACCACCAAATTGCCGCCATCATGGAGCGGAACAAGATTGTTGCAAAGAACCGGGAGTTCCTTCGCAATGCCGCCGTCACCGGCGATGGTTGCATCCATTACTATTTTGATCCCAGCATTGAAAACGGGCAGCTGGTAAAGGGTGAAATTCAGGCAGAGGTACTGGATAATCTTCGGGTTATGTTCGGCAACCCCAATTGCCGGGATGTGCAGCGACAGCCTTACATCATCATCGCTCGCCGGGAGCTGGTGGAGGATGTGCAGTGGCGCATTGAAGATTTGAAAGAAATGGGGAAAGAGGTTGGGGAAACCTACTGCAAGGTGCAGGCCCCTGAAGATATCCAACCCGATTCCGAGAAATTCCAGAACGATTTTGACAGCTATACCGATGATAAGGTCACAGTGCTGACGTATTACTTCCGCAACCGCGAGACGAAAACTATTTGGTGCATTGAATGTACCGAAAAGGAGATCATCCGGGAAGCTTACGATACCGAGCTGACACTATATCCTTTGGTCTGGATCAACTGGGACTATATCCGGGACTGCTACCACGGTCAGGCCATGGTCACCGGTCTGCTGTCCAATCAGAAATTTATTAACAAGATGTTTGCACTGGTGGGCATTTCTCTGCTGACCACTGCTTTCCCCAAATATATCTACGACCGAACCCGCATTCGGAACTGGTCTGGTGATGTAGGTAGCGCTATCGGCGTCAACGGTAACGTTGATAATGCAGCAAAGGTCATCGAGGGTGCCTCTGTAAGCCCTCAGATTGCCCAGTTTATTGAAATGTCCTTCGACAAGACTCATTCCCTTTTAGGCGCATCTGATGTTGCGATGGGCGACTCTCGGCCTGATAACACCTCTGCAATCATCGCTCTGCAGCGTGCTGCAAACACACCCATGGAACTGACCAAGCAGCAGGATTACCAGTGCATGGAGGACTCCGCCAGAATCTGGATCGACATGATGGCAGTGAACTACGGGTCCCGCATAGTCGAAGTAAACATGGATATGGGCAAACCCGGTGAGCAGCCCTTGGGTATGGAACTGCCTGTACAGACCTTTATGGTGGCCTTCGATTTCTCGTTGCTGAAACGGATCCAACTGTCCATCAAGCAGGACGTAGGCGCAAGCTCTTACTGGTCCGAAATGGCGAATGTCCAGACTCTGGAAAATCTCATGATGAACGATCGCATTGATACGGTAGACTTCCTGGAGCGTCTGCCTAGCGGTTATCTGGTCAAGAAACAGGAATTGATTGACAAACTGAATGCAAAATCTGCACTGCCACCGCCCGGTATGCCAAATACTGGAACGGACATGAGCATGGAGACCACATCCGAAAATATGGCCGTTCGGGGCGGCAGCGGCAACGGTGCGCTCCAGAGAGCGCTTAACAGAGAGGGGGCATAATCCATGGCAATTCCCGAATTTCAGGTAGATATGGACATCATCTCTAAATTGGGTGAATATCCTGGCTCGGATGACGGTCTGACGTCCGCTGGTTTCAAAGCAAAATTTGACCTGGCAGGCAAGTTCATCAAAGAGTACATCAATACAATTCTGTTGCCAAATCTGAATCAGATTGTGGATGTACAGGCGCTGCTGGATAATATTCTGGATGAGACACTGACTCAGCCGGACAAAGCAGCTCCAGCGAAATATGTTGGTGACACTCTGCAAACTCTGGGTGCACAGTTCAATATCAACCAGGCGGTCTTCTTCGAAAAGGCCATTCAGAGCGGAGATTATGTTCTGGGAACAGATCAGCAGCTTAAGGCATCTATGATCAACTCGAACACCATCCGCATTCTGGGCGGCGAAGCGGTAGTTCAGGGGCATGTAATGTCCCTGAATGTTGGTCGCTACATTGATATGCACATTACCTCCGGAATTTACGGCACCTACAGGAATGATCTGATCTGCGCAAGATTCCAAAGAGACGCGGATGGATACGAAACGCACAGCCTTGTCGTTGTGGAAGGCACTGAATATCAGACTGGCGGCGTTGACCCCGACCATTATTCCACCAATATCAACATTATGGGTGCGGTCACCCATGACTTCCCCCTGTACCGGGTTAAGATTGCCGGCGTGAACGTTTCTCTGGAACCGCTGTTCACTGTGAAAGAATCCCTTGCTGAATCCATTGTTGATTCCGTCATAGCGCAAGAAGACCTTGCGAAATCCCTTGCTGACACTGTCATAGAGCAGCTGTCCAGATGGGAAGGAGGCAGTTACTGATGGCGGTTACGATCATGCAGGGCGATTCCTATGCGATTTTTATGAACCTGACTCAGAACGGATTTGTACTTACACCGGATATGATCAATGATCTGGAAGTTTGTGTTGGCGCAAACCTGCGGCTTTCTTATTCCGACGACAGCGTGTGGTTCGATGATTCTACGCAGCGCTGGTACATCTGGCCCACACAGGAACAGACCTTCGGCTTGGAACCGGGCATCCATAAGGTTGAGATTCGTGTTAAATACCGGAACCAGAATACTACGAACGTAAAAGGCTATGTCATCATCGACAAAATTAAGGTCAACAGTGCTGTAAGCCGGGAGGTGTTGTAATGGCACTTACCGAAGAAAATGTGATTCGTGGCGCTTTGGAAGCGCATAACGATAGTTTATCCGGAAGCTTCCCCGGGGAAATGATTTTCGGTATCCAAGGCCCCCAAGGCCCGGTTGGCCCTCAAGGGCCACGGGGCCCGGTTGGCCCTCAAGGGCCACGGGGCCCGGTTGGCCCAGTTGGAGAAATAGGCCCGATGGGTCCCCAAGGCCCTGCGGGTCCGCAGGGCCCAGTCGGCCCCACAGGCCCACAGGGTACGCAAGGACCACAGGGCCAACGAGGTGAACGTGGTGAAAAAGGCGAAAAGGGAGACACAGGTGATACGGGACCAGCTGGCCCAGCTGGTAAAGATGGTCAGTTAGGCCCTGTTGGCCCACAGGGTCCACGGGGTGAGACAGGCCCGCAAGGCCCAGCAGGTCCCCAGGGCGAGAAAGGTGCAGACGGAACGGGTTTGACAATCCTTGGTTCGTTTGACTCCGCTGATGAGTTAAATGCAGCGCATCCAACAGGCAGTGTCGGTGACGCATATCTGATTTCCGGTAACCTATATGTTTGGAGTCAATCTGAAAATACCTGGATCTATGCAGGAAATGTTCGGGGTCCTCAGGGAGAAACCGGTCCGGCTGGACCGCAAGGACTTACGGGCGAAAAAGGTGAAAAGGGCGATCCAGGAGAACGGGGTCCACAAGGCCCTAAAGGTGAAACAGGCGAAAAGGGAGCTACTGGTCCATCAGGAGAGGCAGGACCCAAGGGAGACCCAGGCGACACCGGACCACAAGGTCCTCAAGGATCGGCAGGCGCAAACGGTTATTCCCCTGTCCGCGGCAAGGATTACTGGACTGCTTCTGACATTGCCGAAATCAAATCCTACGTAGACGAAGCCATTCTGGGAGGTGTCTGGTAGTGAGTATCAATTCCAAAATGACGGCCATTGCGGATAAGATCCGGGCACTGCTGGGCGTGAGCGGCATGATGGGTCTGGATTCCATGGCTTCCAATCTGCAGACCGCTACGGATCAAGTGGATACCCAGACAACGCTGATTGCACAGATTGCAGCAGCAATTGTAGGCAGGGCTACAGGCTTCGACACCTCCGACGCCACCATCACAGAAGCATCCATGCTGGAAGGCGAAGTGGGATATGGTGTCTCCGGGCGTGTTGTTGGCAATATCAAAAGCCAGCCGGCAATGACCATCACCCCCGGCGTTACCCAGCAGAAGATTCAATCCGGTGTCTATTTAAGCGGTGATATTACCGTTCCCGGAGATGCCAACCTGATTCCGGGAAATATCAAATCAGGTGAAACGATTTTTGGTATACCTGGTACTTACGAGGGAGAAGGGGCTGTCGTTCGTACCGCATCGGTCACGCCAAGCTCCAACAGTCGTTCTATCGCTTTCACTGGATTGCCTTCACAGCCGAAGATGTTCTGTGTCGTGCCTTTGGGAAACACTGCGTTGAGCAGTACCACTCGGTATGCGCTGAATGTGGCGTATGACGGCAGTACCACAAGAGGTATCTACAGCAACAACTCCACTGCCACACACACCACCAATGGCTTTACCTGGACATTCTCCAACGGTACTCTGACGATCAATACGGCATCCACCAGCAACGGCGGATATTTCAAAAGCAACACACAGTATCAGCTGATCTATGTGGCGTAAAGGAGGAAGCTTATGAGTATTTCAGGAAATACAGAAACCCTACAGCGCATCCTTGACGCTGCCAATGCACTGCCGGAACAGGTCGCTGTGGTAGGCCCTCCCGGTTATACGCCGCAAAAGGGTATCGATTATTTTACGGAAGATGACAAAGCAGAAATCGTCAATGATGTTCTAGCTGCGCTCCCTTCCTGGACAGGAGGTAGTTACTAATGGCAAATTATAAACTTGTCAATGCTGATCAGTTGGATACTGATTTGAAGTCGCTTGCTGACAAGATCCGGGAGAAAGCAGAGATGAGCGATCAGTTGACTTTCCCTTCCGGGTTTATCGATGGAATCGACCAATGCAGTTCTCTGAATTTCACTGTAGTCGGCGGCACTTCACAGCCCAGCAATCCAAAGGAAAACACCATTTGGGTAAATACCAGTACCACTATTTCCAGCTGGGTAATCAGTGCGCAACAGCCGAGTAATCCAACCAGTGGTATGGTTTGGATTTCTGTTGGCGATTCCAGCAACGTTGCGTTTAATGCACTGAAAAAGAATGCGATTCAGGTTTATCCTATGTCTGCGAAGCAGTATGTCAACGGCTCATGGGAAACCATGACGATGGATATTTATCAGGGTGGAAAGTGGAACAACTCGTTTGGAGGTAAACTGTATGAAAATGGCGATGAATTTACGGGGGTTACTGGCGGATGGGTAAGCCAATACTGTGATGATAACGGCTATAATAAAGGCAGTTATACAAATAGAAATGGCGTTATGACTATTGATGCAGAAGATGGAAGCGACATAAACATTGCTCTAAGTACATCTAATAAAATTGACATTTCAAATTACTCAAAACTCACTATAAACGTAACATCAAGAATCGGTGACGATAATGATGGAGAGTGGCAAGGTGCTTATATGTTCCTTAGTACAGAATCAAACTATTTAAGCAGACATGATTCGCTTAACTCTGTAAGCGCTATTGTCGGTATTAGTAAAACTGGAAATTTCTCCATCGACCTTTCAAGACTGTCTGGTTCTTATCATGTTTACGTTTTCGTTTGTGATGCCAAATTTAGCTTTATGGGGGTCTATTTGGAATGATTTTCATTGATTCCGATTTTAAGTGCCATGTTGCAAACGTCGCAGAGATGCGAGAATTTTATGTACCTTTCTTTAATGGCAAGTGTGATGCGTTCATAGAGGGTTATCGGTACGTCCCTATGGGTGAAAGCTGGCGAAGAGAAGATGGTAAAGTTTTCTACGGTGAAATGATTGCACCTTGGAAGGACTACAACGAACTGGATGATGCTCAGCGTGAATATGAGCGCAAGAAACTGGCAGATGCAGAAAACGCACTGGCAATCCTTCTGGGAGGTGAAAGTACATGACCTATACCGAGCGAGCCTTACAGCTTCGTCCTGTAATGGAACAGGCGGCGCAGAGTCTGGAGGATGCAGTTGCACTGACTGCGGTGGAACTGTTTCCGAAGTGGAAAGTGTTGGTCGAGAAGGGCGAGAAAGTCGCAAGGGGATTTCGGTTCCAGCACGAAGGGAAATTGTACCGCACCGAACAGCCTGAGTACACCTTCGTTGATCAGTACGTTCCCGGCACTTTGGGTACGGAAAGCCTGTTCTCCAAGGTGGACGAGACTCATGCGGGTACTATTGACGATCCGATCCCCTACGAGCAGAATATGGAAATCTACAAAGGTCTGTACTACAAGCAGAACGATGTGATCTACCTCTGCATCCGGGACAGCGGACAGCCTCTATACCATGATTTGTCTGTACTGGTGGGCAGCTATGTGGAGGAGGCAAAATGAGTCCTTGGCATTTGCTATGGATCGTCCCTTTGGCTCTGACGGTTGGAGCATTTCTGGAAGCAGTGCTGATTGGAGGTACTCGATATGACGAATGAACGAAATCCGAGTATTCTTTACGCAGGCAAACGTAGCGATGAACAAATGGAGGGCTGGTTCCATGATGACGGTTAAGCAAAAACAGCTTATGCTGTGTTTCTTTGATTGTATGACACCAGATGCCGTGGATGGTATTTGGGGTCCACAGTCAGCAGAAGCGACATGCAGACTTCAGAAAAGGCTTGGGATTGCTGCGGATGGGATCTTCGGGCAGAATACCGAAGGAGAAGTCCTGAATGCACTGGTATCCGGTGAAGGTCTGCCGGAAGCTACCGGAGATGCTGTGACTCCTGCCACTGGCACCTTCTGGGACGAGATCGAATACTGGACCCGTGAGGAATTCCGCTGCCAGTGCGGCGGTAAATACTGCAACGGATTCCCGGCAGAACCGGATGAGACCCTTGTGCGGCTGGTCAATGACCTTCGCAAACAGGCAGGAAGACCGGCCCACCGTTCCTCCGGCCTGCGCTGTCCTACCTGGAATGCTATCCAGGGCGGTGTTGGCAACAGCAAACACATGTATGGAAAAGCCCTGGACTTCTACATAGAGGGCGTTTCCGGCGCAAAGCTGCTGGCCATGGCTCAGGCAGATAAGCGGACAAGCTATGCCTACATCATTGAGGGGCAGTATGTCCATGTGGACGTAGCATAAGGGGAGGTGAGTCCGTTGGAGTTTGCAACCATTGTGCAGTGGGCGAAGGACATCTGCTCCATTGCCACTTGTGTAGCCCTGCTAATTCGTCCCGTCCGGGAATGGCTCATGGGCACAGAAGCCTTGAGAGAAGGGCAGCGGTGTCTCCTTCGCTCGGAGATCGTTCGTATTTACTACCGTCACCACGATGACCGGAAACTGCGGGAATACGAATTCAAAAACATGGAACAGTGCTATGACGCGTACAAAGCACTGAAAGGAAACTCCTTCATTGACCGTATCCATGAGGAAATGAAGGAATGGGATATTGTATAGGAGGAATACATATGAACAAACAGGAGATTATTCGCAAACTGACCAGCCGGAAGTTCTGGGTCGCTATGGTGGGATTTATTACTCCTCTGCTGCTGGCATTCGGTATCGCAGAGAACGATGTAACCCAGGTCACGGCCATCATCATGGCCGGTGCTGATGTGCTGGCCTACATCCTGGCAGAAGGCATGGTGGATGCAAAGAACACTGCTGGTTAAGAAAGACCTCCCCATTGGGGAGGTCTTTCTTGTCACAACCCTGTCACAACACACAAATAATTGAAAAACTCAGAGAAATAAAATAGCGTTAAAAGTTCAATGTAGCATATAAAAACTGCATCATAACGATAATAAATGTTGCCAAAAGTATATATTTTCTTGAATGGGGTTCAAGAGGCCTCGAGTTCG